AGATGCAATTGGAGTTGGCTCTATTCTTTTGGTAGGGTATTGTCATGAGACGGATGGTACGGTAGTATTAAGCAGCGAACAAGTTGACAGTTGCCTTCATATGTTAAACAAGGGCATCGATAATTTGATTGAAGAAAACACAACATTTGACACGGAGTAGTTATGGCAGTTTCATTTACACCATTTAAGATTACACAAAAACAAAAGAACGGTACGGCCTTGCAGACACAAGGCACCAATACCATTGCAAATCATTCAACGTCTAGCCCCTACACAGTGCCAGCGGGTGCTGATTATGTATTGGTTAGTTTTGATGCGGCCACAACCTTAACGGCAACGCCTATCGCGGATTTAAGCGGTCAAGAGGTTACAGGGTATTCACAAAGATTTGAAGGCGCTGGCCAAACAGAAATCATCGGTGTTATTCCCGGCAAAACAGTAATCACGGCGGCGTAATGGCTAAAAATAAAGGCGGTAGACCGACAAAAATGGACGATCTGACAGTCAAGAAACTTGAAGAAGCCTTTATAAATGGCGCGACCGATGTGCAAGCTTGTTTTTATGCTGGCATATCAAAGCAAACTCTTTATACATATCAAGATAAAAATCCAGAGTTTATTGACCGGAAAGAGGCGCTCAAAGCCAATCTTGGGTTAATTGCGAAGAATGTATTGGCAAAATCTATTCGTGACGATGATAACGCAAATGATGCCAAGTGGTACTTAGAGCGCAAGGAAAAGAAAGAATACTCCACACAGACAAATCAACAATTCCTCGATGGTGAGGGCGAACCAACAGACGCGAGCCTAGTTCTGGAGATTGTTACATCCAATGTCAAAGATACAAATACCTGAAGCTTTTGAGAGGCTATTAAAGCCTAAACGTTATAAGGTTCTTTATGGCGGACGTGGTGGTGCTAAGTCGGAAAGCATATGTCGCGCATTATTAATTATAGGCGCAAGCAAGAAAACAAGAATACTATGTGCGCGTGAATTACAGGGTTCTATTCATGACTCAGTACACAAGCTTTTGTCAGATGTTATATCATCCAATCCAGCCCTTAATGATTTTTACGAAGTGCAAAAGACCGCAATCATGGGTAAGAACGGCACAGAGTTTTTATTCAAGGGGTTAAAGCACAACATCACCGAAGTTAAATCAATGGCGGGTGTTGATATATGTTTTGTGGAAGAGGCTGAAAAGGTTAGTGACCAATCGTGGGAGGTTCTTATACCGACTATTCGTAAAGAACATTCTGAAATATGGGTGGGCTTTAACCCTAAAAACCTTACTGACCCCACTTACCAGCGGTTTGTCGTTAATTCTACGGACGATATGTGGGTTAAAAAGGTCTCGTGGCGTGACAATCCTTTCTTTCCTGACGTACTAAACAAAGAGCGCCTTGCTTTGAAGGAGCAAGATGTTGATGCCTATAATCATATTTGGGAGGGCGAGCCAGACCTACGGCGTAACGGCGCTATCTATGGCAAGCAAATATTAAAGGCGCGTGAAGATGATAGGGTGACGTGTGTGCCATATGACCCCGGAACAGAAGTGTTTACAGCTTGGGATTTAGGTTATGGTGATGCCACTTCTATTTGGTGGTTGCAGTACGTGGGGCGTGAATTACGGTGGATTGACTATTACGAGAATTGCGGCGAGCAGCTTGACCACTATGTGCAGCTCGTAAAATCAAAGCCTTATAATTATTCCACGCACTATCTGCCGCATGATGCAGACCACGGCAATATAAGGGGAGAAAGCGTTTCTATTCAATTGGCGCAGATGGGATTGAACAATCAAGTGCTGGAGCGTGAAAACGACTTAACCGCCGGAATAGAGCTAACGCGACAAACGCTTGCCTTTAGCGTGTTTGATAGAGATGCTTGCGGCGCTGGCATAAAAGCGCTTGAAGCCTATTCGTATAAATGGAATGAAGATAGAATGTCATTTAGTAAAACACCTTTACACGACTGGTCATCAAATGGGGCCGATGCGGCTAGATATGCGGCAAGGGCAGCGGCAATGACAAAGGGCGGTAGAATTAAAACAGAAGACCCATTCAAACAAAATCATACAAATGTCGGGTGGATGGGTAGTTGATTGTGTATTAAGTTAATGCTAATATATTTATGCGCATGTATTTTGCAGCGCTTAATTCGGGCGTGATACTTCACAGCTATAAGGTATAGGAAACAATGACCTTTGTCCGAAGATTTTATAGAAACAGCGACCAAAAAAGCCAACCAGTGCTATGAGTATTGGGATGAAATTTACAGTAAAGCTCGCGAAGACTTGCTGTTTCAGTCCGACGACCCGTATGCACAATGGGGGCGCGAGGAAGCGGAGGCGCGGCGCAAGGCTGGTCGCCCCGTATTAACGATTGACCAGCTATCACAGTTTGTTAATCAGGTGTCTAACGACATCCGCATGAACACTCCATCCATCGATATCATCCCTGCTGGCGGCGGCGCAAGCCAAGAGCTTGCGGATATCTACCAAGGCTTAATCCGTAACATTGAATATGATTCAGATGCGGATAGTGCATATGATAACGGCGTTAACTTTGCAATTAAATGCGGCATTGGCTACTTGCGTGTAGACCATGACTATGAAAACGCACTTAGTTTTGACCAGAGCCTATATATCGAGCGCGTAGTTAATCCTTTCTCCGTTCTGCTTGACGTAAATTCAATAGAGCCGGACGGTTCGGATGCGAAGTATTGTTTCATTCTTGATAAAATGGATATGGAAGATTACAAGGAAAAGTATCCAGACGCTAGCACCGAATCCTTTTCTGTATCGGAGCATTACACGAATGACCGCAAGGGCGACGAAATCACGCTTGCTGAATATTTTTACATTGAAGAGAAGCCTATAACTCTTATCCTTGACGGCGATGAAGCGCGTATTATGGAAGAGGGCGAAGAGCCTTACGAGGGCATGGTTACACGCGAAAGCACTGCAAATGTAGTACACCGTGTCAAGATGAACGGTGAGGAAGAGCTAGAGCGTACAACTTTCCCCGGTGATTATATACCTGTAATTCCTGTATATGGTGAGGAAGCATGGGAAGATGGCAAGCGTAATTTGTTGAGCCTTATTCGTCGTTCCAAAGAGGCGCAAATGATGTTTAATTATTGGACATCAACAGAGGCTGAATTATTAAAGAAAGCCCCTAAGTCACACATCATAGCGGTAGAGGGCACAACAGAAGATTATGCAGATGATTATTTAAACCCTGACAAAGCGCCTGTTATGCGTTATAAGCAAGTAGACAGCTCTAATAAACCAGCGGCTCCACCACAATTTACACCGCCACCACAAGTGCCTATGGGTATTGTTAATGCGCGTCAACAAACTACGCAAGATATACGCGCTACAATGGGGCTTTATGATTCATTCTTAGGCCAGCAAGATAATGCTATTAGCGGCGTTGCTATTCAAGCACGACAAGGCGAGGGCAACCGCGCAGTGTTTCACTTCGCTGATAACTTGGTTCGCTCTATCACACAAGTCGGGCGTGTATTGGTTAGTGCTATTCCAGAGATTTACGATACACCACGCGTTGTTCGTATCATTGGTAAAGAAGACACTAATGACATGGTTGGTATCAATGGGATGTATGTTGACGGGCAAGAGCAGAATTATAGCCTTGCGCAAGGTCAATACAGCGTGAAGGTTTCAACGGGCGCGTCATACAGCACAATGCGTCAAGAAGCCTCGGATGCTTACCAGTCCATCATTTCATCACAGCCTCAACTAATGAGCGTTATGGGCGACTTACTATTTAAATATATGGACTTCCCCGGCGCACAATCTATTGCCGAGCGCATCAAGAAAACAATGGACCCGAATATCATTGATGATGAGGTTGACCCGCAAGTAATGCAGATGCAGATGCAGAACGAGCAGTTACAGCAGGGTGTTCAAATGCTGGAAGGTCAAATAGGCCAGCTACAAGAGCAATTAGGCGATAAGCAAGCGGAAATAGCAATTAAGGCGGAGTCTGAGCGTGCTGACCAAGAGTCAGATGTTCGTAAACACGAAATAGATTTAGAGAAGCTACGAATTGAAGAGCAAAGCAAGCTTGGTGAATTAAGATTAAAGCAGGAAGAGCTTGCGCTTAAACAAGAGGAGTTGCGCTTAAAGCAAGCCGAGGCAATCGTTAGGCAGGAAAACAAAGAGCGTGATGACTTCAAAGAATATGTTGTTCAGCTTGATGATAGGGGCAACTTTACATGAAAACCGTAAAGTTACATGATGGACGTACTATTCAGTTACCTGCAACGCTAAGTGATTATGATGTGCAGCGTGTGGTTGAAATACTTATGCAGAAGATGGGGATTGCGGAAGTTGAAGAAGACGAACGCTCTATCACTATTGTGCAAACGCCTGACGTGAATATCCCCGAAACCAAGGATTACAGTGATGTAATTATGAGGGCTGCGAAGTCAATCACGGCAACCGACAATACGCAAGCGGCACAAGAGATTTGCAAGGCGATTGGCATGGCTTGCGCAAAGATTGACATGCAGACAAAGGCAATTACTGACGCGCTTAATATGCAGAATGAAGTTTTGGCCGAATTGGTGGTGGCTTATAGAGAGCCTAAGAAGATTATGCGTGATGAAATGGGTAGACCGGAGGGTATTGAATAGTGGCGGGCTTTTCTACTGAAAAAAGGAATATTGTTTCATCTGGCAATAGTACAACAACGTTACTTTCAGACGGCGCTTCGTTTACGGGTGTTTGGGAGGACGTAGCTAAGTATGATAGCTTAACCGTTGCCGCCAAAACAGACCAAGACGGTTATTTTGAAATACAGTTTTCACCGGACGGGGTGAACCAAGACAGCACGCTTACGCGCTATTATCGCACTTCGCAAATTGAAGCGCCCCACAGGTTCACGATTACCCGCCAGTATTTTAGGGTTGTGTTCTATAACAACTCAGGCGCAGACCAGACGTTTCTTAGACTACAGACAATTTACGGCGACCACGCAGACCTTAATGTGCCTTTAGATGCTACCATTGCACAAGATTATGATGCCGTTTCTGTGCGCTCTACGGATTACACAACAGAGGTAGGTCTTGGCCTGCGTCAAGGCGCTGCGACTTGGAATAAATTCGGATACAATGAGGATGTTGATGCAGCCGTAGCAGAGGTTATTGCATCATATGGAGGAGCGTTTAATCAACGCCTTGTTTCCGGAGAAACGCTTGACATCGTTTCAGACAATGCGGCAGACGCATCGGGTGGTACGGGCGTTACGGCTATTGTTATATTCGGGGTTGATAGTAACTGGGATAATGTCACAGAAGTGGTCGTGCCCAATGGTGTCTCTACCGTTACAACAACAAACACGTTTTTAGGTATTAATCGCATGACGATTTTTACGTCAGGCTCTTCAAATTCTAATGTAGGGACAATTACAGCCACAGCGACAACTAGCGGAAACACTATGGCGGAAATGCCAGCGGGGCAAGGGACGACACAGCAGTGTATATTTTACGTGCCAAGAAACCACCAGTTCCTTGCGACATGGTTGTATCTTAACGTGATTAAAACATCGGGCGGCGGTAGTCCTGACGTTACTTTTAAAGGTTTTGTTTATTCAGGGGTTGTTGATAGTGAATTCGAAATTTACCGCGATAGTGTTGATTTATCAGGAAGTGGTGACAACATTATTCAGTTAAGCCCCGGAGAGCCCTTTGTTATTGGTGAAAAGTCAATTTTATGGTTTGAGGCCGATACTTCTGCAAACAACACTTCTGTACGTGGTCGCTTTAGTGGAAAACTTGTAAGGAACGCGAATGGCTAATGAGCTTAAATTATTTGCAGAACCAGCGACACAAAGCGGATTAACCGTTACGGCCAATGTATATGACGGATTAGGTGTTTCAATTGGTGATGGCATCGCGTGTTCGGAGGTTGGTTCACTAGCTATTTACTTGGGGGATAT